GAAGAAGGATATAGAGCGGCTATCCCTACAACTAGAGCGCGTCCAAATGCTCAAACGCTTCTTACCTCAAATGCAGGAGACGCTTTCTCGGTAGTCCTCAATGGCATGAGAGAAAGGGCGCTAGAGAACCCGCCTAAGAGCTTTGGATTCTATGAGTATTCGGCTCCCCAATATTGCAAGATTACAGATCGTGTTGGTTGGGCTCAAGCCAATCCAGCACTCGGATATACGATAAGTGAGGAATCCCTTGAAGAAGCTGTTGCGACAAGTCCTATTGAAAACACTCGAACAGAGCTGCTCTGCCAATGGATTGACTCTCTTGCTTCTCCGTGGGCTCATGGAATCCTTGAGGAAACAAGCGACTCAACACTCACGATTCCTGTGGGCGGTTATACAGTATTTGCATTTGATGTCAGTCCGTCTCGCCGTAATGCAAGTCTGGTTGCTGGGCAAATACTCCCAGATGGTCGCATTGGAGTTGGAATCCTACAAACGTGGGAAAGCCAAGTAAGCGTTGATGATCTAAAGATTGCGGTGGACATCAAGGCATGGGCTGACCAGTATCGCCCAAGGCAAATCTGCTACGACAAGTACACAGCCCAGTCGATTGCAGACAAGCTGACAAACGCTGGACAGATTACTCAAGACATTTCTGGGGCTTCCTTCTATCAGGCTTGCGGAGACCTTAATGACAGCCTTAACTCAAAGCGGCTTGTCCATGCGGGTCAGGAGAACTGGATTCAGCAGATGAATAACTGCGCAGCTAAAGTCAATGACTCGGCATGGCGCATTGTTAAACGCAAGTCAGCAGGAGATGTCTCTGGAGCGATTGCAACCGCGATGGTTGTCCACATGCTTTACAAACCACAACAGGTAGCGGCTATATACACAGAATAATCTATATGTAGTGTATAATTGCCTTCTATGGGTCTCTTTTCGCGTAAGCCACAAATATTAGAAGCGCAGCTTGCGCCACAGGTCATGGGCGAGAATCTGCCCTCAATTTACAGCCAGATTGCTTTACGCGTATCACGCAAAGAAGCCATGTCTGTGCCATCAGTAGCTAGAGCCCGCAACCTTATCTGTGGAACAGTCGCAGGAATCCCACTTGAGTATTACAGCAAGCGCACAGGCGAAGTTATGGCTGCGCCGCGTTGGATTAACCAACTAGCAAAGAATCAACCATCATTTATCACTATCTGCTGGATCGTAGATTCACTTTTGTTCTACGGAGTGTCTTATCTTCGCGTTACAGAGCGTTATGCAGAAGATGGCAGACCAGCAGCCTTTGAGTGGATTGCTAATGCTCGCGTTACATTCACAACTGACCTAGAAGGCATTATGGTTACCCAGTATTACGTTGATGCTGCTCCTATTGCCATGAACGACATTGTTACTATTCAGGGATTTGATGAGGGCGTGTTAGAGCGCGCTGGTCGCACTATCCAGTCAGCGATTGACATTAACAAGGCTGCTGCTATTGCCTCAGCAACTCCCATGTCGTCTGGCATATTGAAGAACACGGGCAGCGATTTGCCACCTGCTGAAGTCTCTGGGTTGCTAGCTGCGTGGAAGCGCAGCCGTCAAAATAACTCTACTGCTTACCTCACTAGCACTCTTGAGTTCCAATCTACACAATTCTCGCCTAAAGATATGATGTACAACGAGGCAATCCAAAACCTTTCAACTGAAATTGCCCGCGCTATGAACGTACCTGCTTATTACTTGTCAGCAGATCAGAACACAACTATGACTTATGCGAACGTGACAGAAGAGCGCAAGCAATTCTTCGCACTTAGCATCGAGCCTTACATTCAGGCTATTCAAGCTCGTCTATCTATGGATGACATCTCTACAGCAGGGCACGAAGTCCGCTTTGCAGTCTTTGACACCTTCCTCAAGCAAGACCCAATCAAGGAACTTGAAGTCATTGAGAAGATGCTAACTCTAGGGCTGATTACAACTGAACAAGCTATGGAAATGACAGACCTAACACCTAACGGAAGTGAGGGGCTCTAATGGAGACTCTATACATCGAAGCTGCCTCTATTGAATGCAGCGAAGAACGCCGCGAGATTAGCGGCAAAATCGTCCCAATGGGAACTGGCGAAATCGGCAATACCAATCTTGGTGGCGTTGTATTCGAGGCTGGTTCTATTGAGATTGACGATCCATCAAAGATTAAGTTGCTATCACAGCACGACATGAAGAAGCCAGTAGGACGCATGGTTACAGCCACAGTACGTCCAGATGGCATCTATGCAACCTTTAAGTTGTCACGTTCAACAGGTGGCAACGATGCACTCGTTATGGCACAAGAAGGACTTGTCTCTGGATTGTCAATCGGTGCAGAAATTATTGCATCAGCACCATCACGCGAAGGTCACACAGTTGTGACTGCCGCCAAACTCAAAGAAGTTTCTCTAGTAACAGAGCCAGCCTTTAAGTCTGCTCAAGTGCTAGAGATCGCAGCAGAGGAAGTCATCCCTGCTGAAGAAACCAAACCAACAGAAAGCGAGCCAGTCGTGGAAGATACCACACAGGTAGAAGCTCCAGCAGTTGAAGCAGCGGCAGAAGAAGCGGCTCGCCCAACAGTTGCAGCATCACATTACACCAAGGAGCGTACCGCGCCGATTTCATCAGCACAGTACCTCGAAGCAAACATCAAGGCAGCACTTGGAGATGACGAGGCACGCCGCGTTGTCCGTGCAGCAGATGATTCCAGCTCAACCAACACAGGACTTACACTCCCACAGCACCTCAACACATTCATCACAGATACATTTACAGGGCGTCCAGCATTTAATGCTGCGACTCGCGGAGCATTGGTTGATTCCGGACTTTCATTTACAGTCCCTCGCATGTACACCAACGCTTCAACTTCACCAAATACTGCACCAACAGTTGCAGACACAGATGAGGGTGTAGCACCATCAGAAACAGGCATGACATCTGCTTATGACACAGTAACTATTAACAAGTTTTCTGGTCTTCAGCGCATTTCATTCGAGCTTATTGACCGCTCTTCACCTGCGTTCATGGAACTCGTAATGGCAGAACTTCGCAAGGCATACGAGAAGGCAACAGATACAGCCCTCATCGCTGCTTTGACAACAAACGGAAAGCAAGATGATGGTCGCGCATTATCATCATCAGCTCTTCAATCATTTATCTCTGTAAACGCTGCAAAGATTTACGGCAACACAGGTGGAGATTACGCATCTGCACTGATCGCATCACCTTCACAATGGGGTCAGATTATGTCTTACGCTGACACCACAGGTCGCGCACTTTACAATGCAGCATCACCAATGAACACATCAGGTTCAGCTCGCCCAACTTCAGTTGTCGGTGACGTACTTGGTACAAACCTCATTGTTGATCACAACATCACAACAGGCACAGGCGATAACTCAATGTTCCTTGTCGCACCTTCATCTGTTTACACATGGGAATCACCAACAACCCAGCTTCGCGTAAACGTTCTTACATCTGGTGAGGTTGAAATCAACCTTTACGGATACCTAGCAATTTACGTTGCTAAAGATGGTGGCGGAGTTTACCGCTACAACTTCCAAGCCTAATCAGCTTGAACTAAGTCGCTCAAGGGGGCTGCCAGAGCCCTTGCAGTCCCCTTGAGTCTTTAGAAAGGATAACAATGAGCATCACAACAGTCGCAGAGCTTCGTACCGCACTAGGTATCGGAACTCTCTATACTGATGCCGTCTTGCAGTCAGTCTGCGATGCTGCTGACGATGTCTTGTTGCCTTTTCTATGGACAAACGTTTTACCAGTATCAGGACACTCTAACAACGGCACAGCAGGTATCTTGTACTTCGATGACTATGTGCAGGATGTTTTCTACGTTGGACAAACAGTCACAGTAACTGGATGCGGCTCAAACTTTAACGGCTCAAAGACAATTAACGGCGTTGGTGAAAAAAGCATTGACGTTACAACAACTCATGCGGCTAATGTCGTTAAGACTTTTCACCCTATTTACCCTTATGGTCAGGTTGCCGCAACTACTTACACAGATTATTCAAGCAAGCCAGCCGTACAGGAAGCTAGCCTTATGATCAGCGTGGCAATTTGGCAAGCGCGTCAAGCACCAACAGGTCAAGGCGTAAGCATTGACGGCTACGCACCAAGCCCTTACACCATGTCTAATCAGCTCATGGCTCGCGTTCGTGGCTTACTAGCACCATTCCTAAGCCCTAACTCAATGGTGGGCTGATGCCAGCGATAACTACCCTTCGCAGCACGATAGCGGCTGCACTTACTGACAACAGCAAATGGAGCGTGTTCTCGTTCCCACCTGCTACGCCTATCGCTAACAGCGTTATTGTCAGCCCTGCTGATCCTTACCTAGTGCCTAGCAATAATGACTACACAGCCATCGCACCACTAGCAAACTTTACTATCACTATCCTTGTGCCATTACTAGACAATCAAGGAAACCTCGCTGGGATTGAGGATGACGTAGTACGCCTCTTCCAGCTTCTCGAAGCATCGAGCATTGTGTTCAACGTAGGCAGCGTGTCCAGCCCTAAAGTGCTGAACCTACCTACTGGAGACTTACTGGCTTGCGATGTCGCAATCAGTACCCTAACGGAATGGAGCTAGTCATGAGCGACTGGGAAAAGGAGCGAGACGCTTTTCTTGCGAAAATCGGACAAACTCCAGAAGTAAAAGCAGCACCAAAACCAACTACCAAGAAAGATGAGGAATAACTGAAATGGCAGTATTTCTAAACAATGGCGTAGTTCTAACAGTCAATTCAGTTGACCTATCTGATCACGTCACAGCAGTAACACTCAACCGCACTTTCGATGAACTCGAAGTAACAGCGATGGGCGATTCAGGACACAAGTTCGTCAAGGGTCTTGAGGCAGCATCTATCACTATTGACTTCCTCAACGACACAGCTACAAGCGAGGTCTTGCAGACTCTTGCTGCTGCATACGGCACAAACGTAACAGTTACACTTAAGCAGACTTCAGCAGTAGTTTCAGCGACAAATCCACTTTACACAATGACATGCCTAGTCAATAACCTTACCGACATCAACGGCGCAGTTGGAGACCTTGGCACACAATCTGTAACTTGGAACGTCTCTGGTACAGTAGCAGTCACAACAGCGTAAGAAGGAGATAAAGGGCTATGGCAAAACTCAAAGTAACAAGGGCTGACGGACAGGTAAACGAGTATGAAATTACTCCGCTACTAGAGTACAGCTTTGAGCAATATGCTAAGAAGGGCTTTCACAAAGCCTTGATTGAAGATCAGAAGCAGTCAGATGTTTACTGGCTCTGCTGGGAAGCAATTAGACGTTCGGGTGAAACAGTCAAACCCTTTGGGGAAGGATTCCTAGAGACTCTCAAGTCAGTTGAGGTCTTAGAGTCTGACCCTTTAGGTTAGATCGGAACTCCCTCACCTATCTCGCGGCTAGATTAAGTTACGAGTATGGAGTTCCGTTCAACACCATCGTGGAACTTTCTCCGATGGCTTTCAAGGCTCATGTACAGGTATTAAAGGACATAGCAAAGGAGCAGAGCGATGCCAGTAGAACTAGACAACGCCGTAGCTCTTAGCAAAGCCTTGAAAGAATATGCTCCAGAACTAGCCAAGGAAACCCAGAAAGAAATTGCTGGACATCTTCGCAAGGTAGTTAATCAGGCTAGAGGATTCGTGCCTAGTGATTCACCTTTAAGTGGTTGGGGCAACGCCAGAGGACTCTGGGAGTATCGTGCTTACAATGCTGGTGATGTAAAGCGCGGCTTGGGTTACTCGACAACACCTACCAAGCCAAACAGAAGAGGCTTTAGAAGCCTTGCAACTATCTTTAACAAGTCTGCTGCTGGTGCTATCTATGAGACAGCAGGTCGCGCAAACCCTAATGGCTTACCGCCAGCCCGCCGAGTAGCAGGTTACACAGGTGGAGCGTTTGGCAAAGGCAAGATTGGACAAGTCTGGGAGTCTGGCAGAGGCGTTAATAAATCAGCTAACCCTAATGCGGGTAAGCAGTTTATTGGCGCACTACCGCCATTGGTTGATTCACAGCAATCTAATAGCGCAGGACGCAGAACCCGCAAGACCAAGGGTCGCTTACTCTTTAGAGCATGGGCTAACGATCAAGGCAAGACAACCGCCGCCGTTGTAAAGGCTATCCAAGCCTCAAACGAGAAGGTTGTAAAGAAGGCTAACGCCAGAGGCGAAATAGCATTTAGAGCAAGGAAGGCTGACTAATGGCTGGCAATACAGACCTAGCAATCCGCATTGCTACGACCATGGATGCGACTGGCTTAAACAAAGCAGAGAAGTCAGTCAAGGGCTTAGACAAGACAATTAAGAAGCTAGGACGCACCCTTGGCGTTACCCTTGGCGCATCCGCTATGGCAGCCTATGGCAAGGCAGCAGTTAAAGCCTTCGCAGAAGATGAGGCAGCAGCTCGCAGACTATCCAGCGCAGTTGATAACCTTGGTCTTTCATTCAGCAAGGTGCAGGTCGCAGACTTTATTTCTAGCCTTGAACAAAGCGCGGCAATATCGGATGACATTCTTCGTCCATCGTTTCAATCTTTGCTCAATATAACTGGATCACTTACCAAGTCTCAAGAGCTTCTTAACAATGCAATCCAGATAAGCCGCGCATCAGGCGTGGACTTAGCCACAGTCACCACAGATTTAGGCAAGGGCTATGTGGGAATTACTCGCGGGCTTATCAAGTACAACACAGGACTTACCAGAGCAGAACTACAGACCAAGAGCTTCAATGAGATTCTAGGCATCATGCTGGCTAAGTCTGCTGGCGCGGCGCAGGACTACCTGACCACTACATCATTCAAGTTAGACACTCTGCGCGTCTCATCAGAGCGAGCAAAGGAGTCAATCGGCGAAGGCTTGGTTAATGCCTTTGCAGTCCTTGGCGGTGGATCACAAGCCAGCGATGCACAAAAGACTATTGAGAATATTGCTAAGGGTATTAACGCTATTACTATGGCTACAGCCCAAGCCATTAACGGCTTAACCAAGTTATACAAAGGTTTAGATTTCCTTACTTCCTTTGGTGGTCTAACTGGCGCAGATGGCTTGCTGGCTAGAACGCTTGACCGCACCCCGACAGTATCTCGCGGGCGTTCTGCTTCTCCAGCAGGTACAGCCATGCGCACACGCCAGCAACGCGAAGCAGAGGCAGCAGCCGCTAAGCGAGCCAAGGAAGTCGCAGCCCTAACAAAAAAACAGGTCGCATCTACTAAGGCTCTTACAGCCGAGCAGAAGAAGCAGAACAGCCTTAAGAAGTCTGCCTCAATCTTTGACTTAGAACAGGTTCAACTTGTAGCAGCTCTTAAGGGCAAACTTACTCAAGAAGAAACAATGCGTGTACAGGCGCAACTTGCAATCCTCAACGGCAACGAAGCAGTAGCCAGAGACCTCACTAACCAGATTCTTAAGGCGCAGGATGCTTCAGGCAACCTTGCTAGATTCCTAACCGCGTTGCCTAATGCTCGTAACCCATTTGAGTATCTCGATGCTTATCTGTCTTACTTGGCTGGCAAGGCAGCAGCGATTATGACTAACGCGCCAGTACCTACATCGCCACAAGGCAACACAAGCGTTCCAACACCACCAGCAACAAACGTATCTGCCTACCCGTCAGACGGCATGATCTCCTACAACCAGATGACAGGCTTGAGTTACAACCCTAACGCTGGCAGCACAGTTGTGGTGAACGTTGCAGGATCAGTTATCTCCGAGCAAGACCTCACCGAGACTATTGCCCGTAATCTACAAAACAGTTCTCTATCGTCTGGCAAGGTGGCACAACTAGAGCGTTACTCTGGATTCTTCTTATGAGCCTACCCGCACAGATAGCAGTCAGCTTCGACTTCTCTGGCGGGGCAACCTTCGGGTCAGGCTTTGTGATTGGTTCACCAGATAACGGAGTCATTGGGGTTAATTCATTTGGCTCATCCGATGTCATTATCCCAACAGTTGATTTAACTCCAGACGTGTACAGCATCTCTATCAGGCGTGGTCGCAACATCATGAAGGACACCTATGATGCTGGCACAGCCATTGTGCGAGTTCTCGACCCGCTTGGCTACTTCAACCCGCAGAACCCTTCTAGCCCTTACTTTGGCTATCTTGTGCCACTTCGTAAGCTGCGTATCTCTGCCACTACAGCGACAGCAGAACACTTCCTATTCTCTGGCTATGTCAATGATTACCGCTACACCTTCCCTGTAGGGCAGGAGACTGCCTATGTGGACATTATGTGTACCGATGGCTTCCGTCTCTTGCAGATGTCTAACGTGTCCACTATCGCCGATACAGCAGCAGGGCAGGACACAGGCACACGCATTAACAAGATTCTGGACAACGTGAGCTTCCCTGCATCTATGCGCTCAATCTCTACTGGGGTCTCGACCTGTGTCGCTGATCCTGCAACCAACCGCTCTACCCTAGATGCGATTAAGAACGCAGAGTTCTCTGAAGGGCTAGGAGCGTTCTACATGAGCGCAGACGGCACAGCCGTATATCTCAACCGCACAGAGGTTACATCTAGCCTTGGTGAGCCTTCTATCGCCTTTAATCAGACCACAGGGATTCCTTACAGAAACGTTAAATATGCCTTTGACGATAAACTCATCATCAACGATGTCAAGTTCAACCGCGTAGGCGGCACAGCACAGACAGTTTATAGTCAGTCCTCGATTGACAAGTATTTCCCGCACAGCCTGACCCAAGAGAACCTTGTGGCACAGACAGATGACATCGTGCTAGGTATAGCCCAAAACTATGTCAATACCCGCAAGGAAACCACGATCCGTATTGACGAGATGCTGGTGGACTTACTAGACCCAGCAGTACCAACAGATACCCT